TTATATGTGATAGAAATTATTGCACGTGCGCGGCCGATATACCTATAACTAAATTCAACGATAACCTATAAGCATGAATCTTTTATATTTTGGTAAATCTAATTCCCCTTGATATAGAACTTTGCTTAATTTAGATTGAAGTTTAAATTTCTCTATATTTTCTGCAATTCTGATATGTTCAGGTATATTAAAATTATTTGATTGTAAAACAATCAAACTCTCTTGTGGTAATTTGTTTAGCCACAAGTCGTATTGTTGTTGTGTTATGTGTTCACAACTAGTATTAATAATTATATCTGCGGTACTTTCAACATTACACATATCACTTGAAATGGCTATAAAGCGTTTTTTCATTTCTTCTAGTTTATTCATTGTAGTTGCAATATTTTCACATTCTGGATCAATATCAATACTACGTATAACACCTAAATAAGGATAAGTTTGAAACAACATACTAGCAAGAACACCTACCCAACCACCGTGTATATCAATGGTTGTTTCAAATCCCAAATATATCTCAATGTTATCAATTAACCATTCTTTGCTTTTAATTTGTCCTGCCCAAAATGCATCCATAGTACGCATAGGATCTGGGCTTTGTCTAATAGCCTGAATCCAATGATGTAAGTGGTCAGTGTCAATTAACATTAATCACCTCTTGTCATTTCTATAAATTGTCTTTTGACTTTATCTATTAATTTCAATTCTTTTACGTCTGGTAAATCATTTTCTATATTCAAAAAATTTAAAATCTTTTTACTATACGCTATTTGACATTCAACTCCCGGGTGTCGGTTATCTAGTGCAAATGGATAATAATCTCGCATCTCTGTCATATAAACTGGAATATGTTTTATAGTGATACTGCTTAATTGAAGTATGGGTAATTCCCTTGTTCCGGGTATTATGTTATATATTTTAATATTTTTAGATTGTAACATCATATTAGCATGAGTTACAAATAAACTGGACATTAAATTTGCATCATTTTTATCATAATATTTTTTATAATAATCTTCATTATTAGTCCATGGACCGATATCAGTTGTGCTATTTTTATGTATGATTGCAGTTCGTTCTATATAACTCCATAATACAAAAACTATATCAGTTTCTTGGTAATCAAAATGTATAATATCATTCCATATCTTTTTATTACTTGCTCCTGGGCTAGAAATATTAAGACATTCTCTACCTAAGCATCTAGCAATTATAGATGGCCACCCTAAGTTACTTGGATTTGGTCCAGGATCTTTGGGTGGAGAAAAACAATCCGGCAACCCATGCCCATATGTTAATGAACATCCAAAAGTAATTACTCTTTCCATTTTGGTATCTTGCTATCTGCGCTACTTACACACGTATCAGTAACACAAACTTTTGGTCTATCAAAAATAATAAACCCTTCTGTTAATGTCCCTAGTATTTCTTCCTTGCAACTATAACTTCTTTTAACTTCATTACTACGAATTATTATACCCTGATAACCTGCATTACATGTCCAATCTTTAAATTTATTAAATCCATAACTATTAAAGCGTTCTGCTTGGTCAATAAAATAAACTTTTCTTTCGTTATCAATTAGTTTAACTTGTAATATTTCTTGTTCTGAACTTTTTTGAGGGAATCCGGTACGCATTTTATAAATCATGTCGTCATTATATTCATTAATAACAAAACTAGCAGTAATATCACTTTGTGGTTTTAATGTAACATTTATTCCTCTATCATTAAATCGTCTACATCTTTCATATAGTTCATTGAACTTTGAAGGAACCATAACTTGATTTATTGTAACAAAAACATTGTTTTTCATTAAGTATAAAATCTTGTCACCAAATTCTTTCTCATCGGCAAACTCATGGTGAAAACTTGCAGTGATACTGCGACGCCTTGCAGCTCTAGTCATAGTTAAATATCTGTCCCACCAATTGATGCCTGGGCTTAAATTAGTAGTCATATGTATGCTATCATTAGAAACCTCATACATAACTGCTAATAGTTCCTTATATGCAGTTGGTTCTCCTCCACTAAACGACCAATGAAAATTATTAAAGCCATTATTGTTTGCTTGACTTTTTATTGATTCTATTGTTTTTAAATTTATACTTAATGTTTGATAATCAGGCTTATCACCATGAGCATAAGGCCAACAGTAACTACAATTATAGTTACAGAATCTACCTAGTATCCAACTAACATTAAACAAGTCTGTGTCTAGCATAGTTTCTTGTCCAAACTTAATAATATTATTAAATGGAATTTTAGTAAAGTCTGTCATATTAATACTTGTTTTCAAATTTCTTCTTCAACCAAGTATAGTCATTAATTTTGTTTAACATACCTTTATTGTCTTTATGTCTTTCACCGTACTCACGCCCTGCGTTAGCACCATCAATTACATACTTACCAAAGGGTTTATCAAGACCAACACTACACCAAACATCTAGTCTTTGCTTAGTTTCATCTGATACCTGTCGGTCAATCACTTGACTACTTAATTTTACACATTCACGAAATGCACTACGCCATGCATTAAATTCATCAGAGTTAAAGTTATTAATATTACTCAATTCAAATATAGGTTCATACAAGTTACTTATACTAGTAGTCATATCAACTGTTGTATCAGACATGCGTATTACATTCATTCTTGGCAACAGTTTAACACCGCCATTTCCATAGATTAAATCATTAACTGCATTTTTACTACGCCATACTCTAACTTTAGGCTCTTCATAAAAAGGGACATTATAATCAAAGTTAAATGTATCAACTATTTCAGCATCAGCATCAACTACCCAAAAATAGTCTGAACTACATATTTTGGCTGCTTCTTTGTGGGCTGAATGAATACCTGGTATCCCGTTGATTCTTTTTGCATCGGGAAATCTATTTATTAATCGTTGATAGTTAGTATCAGCATAGGATTCATTATAACTAATAAAAACAATATCATAGGATTTATTGTCAGGCACTCTTAATATACTAGTAATAGAATCTTTATACTCCTTGCTATCATTTGCAGAAAGTGATTCTGTTATTTTTTCATTAAAGAATAGTCTAAGTCCAGTTCCCATTCTATTTATATCTTCAATCAATTTATTTCCTGACAAATCTCCTAATTGTTGGAACATCATATCTAGTAGTTCAAAGTTCTTAACACCTTCAATATAATCCCAACCGCTTACTTTGGTTAAGTAAACACTAAACCTTGCACCATGCATTGCCCACAATCCATTAGTAGTATCTGCACCCAAATGCATCCATCTCCATAGTCTATCATAGTTACGCCAATTGATTTCTTTATCTAGTGTAAGTTTGATACCCTCTCTAAAGCCAGACCGCCATGCTTGTAATGGGCTTGCGTTTATATGAACATCAGACGCAATTTTATTTAATTGAACATAGTTGCTGAAATCAAAATCAATTGATTCTGTATATCCGTTTTCATGTGTTTTCATTGTTTGAATCAATGAAATAGGCCACGATTTGATACTCCCATTTCCATATTGACAACCATTAACTATGTTATATGCAGAGAAACTTAAAACAGAAGTATCAGGATTATATGTTTCTGGTAATTCAAATTTAGTATTGAAGAAATCAGGCTTGACAATGTTATCACCGTCAACTATAATTACCCTACTTGTTTTTGATAGTTCAGCACATTTTTTATGTGCAGTATCAGAACCAGTAACCCCGTGGACTCTTAGTGCATCTGGTCGCAGAGACAATAGGTGTTGATAGTTTTCCTCACAATTTGGCTCATCATAACTTAGAAACACTATAGAGTAGTCATTGGGGTCAAAGCTCATTAGATATTTAACTTTAACTTTTGGGCAAATGAAAAAAGATAGGTGTTGACAATGAATGGTAATTCATATACAATACACATATAAATTCAAAAAACACATCTTAATTGATGTTTTTTTAAACCAGGACTAAATAAACAACTATGATGAATAAATCTTGTAACATGCAGAAACATAACGGACAATGGCTAACATTAGCCATAAGTTTTGTACCAGCATATCCTACAATTATTCGCGGTTCAAATGAAGATTCTTTAAGAGGCCCGGGGACTAGGTAACAAGTTAATATCATAACTACATTTATCAAACCCCTGGGAAACTAAAAAGTCTCAGGGGTTTTTGTTTTTGTAGCGTATAGGATTATAAGAAAATGAAAAAAGATATAGAATATTGTTCTTCTGACAAAATTAATTGGTTGAAAAATCATTCAATATCAGAGGAACAACGAAAAAAATTGATTGAGGACAAAGTAAAACGTGTACTCAGCCAATTAGAGTTAGAAAAGAAAACGAAAGTTTTGTTGAAGTAAACTCAAACGTGAATAGGCAACGAGAGCCGGAATACAGCGTTAAGTGTATCTAATGGGCGGACAGTATACATGAAAGCATGGCGATAACGTGTTAGTAAGACTACTGGTTAGGGTATTGACCCTATCATAGCATGAGAGTAATCTCATGCTATTCTAAAACATACTATCCTTCGTTTCCTTAACATAGAGGGTTAGGGCAAGGTTAACCATAGTATGTTTTAGAATAGCACATGTAAAGAACAATATGACCTACCCTTGCAAGGTAGAGTACATGTGTTTACTGTTTTGTTGGGGGTTCGTCAAGTTGGTTAAGACTACGGATTTTGATTCCGTCATGCAT